CTTGCTGCGGGCTTGCCCTAAGCGTATGACGACATACGTTCCAGGGCAAGCCCGCAGCGGTCAGATCAGTGTGAGAGGCGTCTCATCCTCCTTGCCGATCTTCGGTGGCTTGCGCTTCCACTCCCCGAGGACACGGTCAACGGTCTGACGGGTCATGCCGGAGACCTGGCTCAGGACCGACTTCGACACGCCCCGCGAGTAGGCGGTCAGGACCTCCTGCTGGAGAGCCGCACGGGCCAGCTTCGCGTCCCGGCGGGCCTTGCGGTCGAGCCGTGCGGCCTCCTCGAGCGGGCCGCCGGCGGGGGGCGCAGGCTCCAGGTCCTCGGTCTGGGAGAGCGGGAGCCGTTGCTCCAGGGCGTGGACGCGTTCCTGAGAGTCCTCCAGGGCCTTCGCCTGCTGGACGGTCAGCGAGAGCAGTTTGCGCAGGTCCTCGGTCATTGCCCGCTCGGCGTCGATCCCGAAGGCGCCGCGATACCCCTTGCCGCCAGCCCAGTCCTCCAAGCGCTTCGGCAGGTCGGCAATGTCGTTGATGGACGTCATAAGTGTCTCCTATAGGAACTTGGTGAATGAGTACTGGTCGGCAGGCACTACCGCCCACCAGGATTGTCGAGGCCGCTGGTAGTTCTCGGCTACCGTCCTGACCTTCCCCAGGACCTCGCGCATGTCGGTCAGGTCTCGGGTTACCTTAGGCGCCCGGTCATCTCGGAGTATCCAGAGATCGAGGTGGTCGTGAAGCCGCTCCAGCCGGATCGAGAGCCCGCCGTCTCCGAGGACTACTGACCTCCTCCCGGCCTCCATGGGCTGGGTGGATACCTCGCGCCTCAGGCTGAGCCCATTCCAGAACGCGATAGACGCGAGCTCTGCGGCGGCTGAGTAGCTGATTCTCAGGTGCCGGGAGACGAATAGCCCGGTCACCTGGGGAAACACGTTCAGCATCACGCCTCCCGGCTCTCGGAGTACTCCTCCGACAACTCAACCTCGAACGTCTCCGTCAAGGCCTTCCGGATGTAGGGGCCGAGTCGGTCAGGGTCCGGCTCATCCATGACGATCTTCTCGACGGTCCCGACCATCTGTCCGCCGGCATAGGCGACATCGAGCTTGTAAGGGTCAGGAAGGCTGCCTACTTTGATGTCCACCTCACTCAGCCTCCTTCCCCGTATCGGATTGCATTCGGACAATCGTGGCTTTCAGCCCGGCCACCTGCTGCTCAAGAAATTGGATGTGATTGATCAGCAGATATACATTACGAATCGCCCCGTCGAAGTAGCCGGAATCCATATAGTCCTCCAGCTTGGCTGCGATCTTGTGGGCATCACTCATCGGACTCCCCCCTCCTCCTCCAGATAGCGGGTAGCCCAGGCCAGGGCCAGAGCGATGACCTGGATCACCTCGGACTCCAAGTCAGAGTTGTGGCCGGTCTCGGCGTCGTTGTCATAGGTCAAGCAGGCCGCAACCTCCCCGATCTCCTCCACGAGGGCGAACAGGCGAGTCGCGTCGGTGTGCCCGTCGCACTCCAACGTCATGCCGGGGTGCTTCCGGGTGGCGCGGATGTACTCCTCCAGGGCGAGGGCCAGTACGTCGAGGTCCGGACTCAGCAGGTTCGACGCCGCTCGGGCTAGCTTCCACAGCAGCTCCCGGACCAAGGCCTCTGGCAGGACTTGGGCGCTGTGGAGCTGGGACGCGTAGTGGAGCATCCAGGAGAGCTCCTTTTCGGTACTAACCTCCTCCGGGGGGATCGTCCAGCCATGGTGCTTCCCGAATCCCTCCTTCCACACCTCGATCATGCGGTTTCTGGTGACGATCTCGTTCGGGATCGGGACGGCGGCCTCCTCCAGCAGGTCGTCAATCTCGGACAGCTTGCCGGAGGTGTACGCCCAGATGTAGGCGTCCTGGAGGGCGCTCTCCAGCTCCGCGACGCGCCTCTGCGACGCCCGGAACAGAGCGTCCGGGCAGTTGTTCTGAGGTGACTTCATCTTGTCTCCTAACGTAGTTGGGGTGGACGTATGTAATCATACGTCCACCCCTCAGGAGATGCAAGCCGTCAGAAGCGGGGAATTGCTCCCGCCAGAGAGAGACCGCTCACAGCGCGCCGGATCGTCCCGCGGGGGACGAACAGGGACGCCTGCCCCGCGTCGCGCAGGCCGAGCAGTCCCATGCTCAGGGCGTCCACCTGGTCGTCATGACGGCCCGACGGGAACGCCCGCATCTCGGAGATGAGCTCGTTCACCCAGCCGTTGTAGGGGTCCGACGGGTGGGGGAGGTAGACGTTCCCAGACTCGATCTCGGGCGTCACGGCCCGGGCTCGGACCTCCTTGGACGAGCGTGGCTTGATCGGCTTGATGCCTGCGACCTTCTTGCGCAGCACGTCGATGGCGGCCGTACCGTTGGCGGCGTCCTCGACAAGGCGCTGGTGGACGAAGGACCCGCCTGGTGAGCCCTTGTCGTCCAGGTCGCCGGCGCTGCACCAGCGCAGCATCTTCTCCAGGGTCTGAGTGAAGGACCACTGCCCACGCTGCTGCGCGATCAAGAACCGATCGGGGCCCTGCCGGCACCAGCGCTGGCCGACGGCGTAGTCCGACGTCGAGCTGCCCTTGAAGGTGAGGTCCCACGAGTCGAGCCACTGGCCACGCTCCAGGCGCTCGCGCGGCAGGAGGATCACGGAGTCGTCGCCATCCTTGACCTTGGACGGGTCCGTCGTCCAGAACCGCAGCCAGCCGAGGTTGAAGATCGAGCCGTCGGCCGGCGTCGGGTGCTGCTGGTACAGGGCCTCCCACATGTACGAGCCCACCGAGCGCTTCAGCGAGTCCCATCGCTCCAGCGCCTCCTCTCGAGTCTCCTCCACGAGGGGGCTGTAGAGCGGGTCGCCGGGCTCCCGGCCGAGCGGGTCGTCCTCCTCGGCGATGGCGGGGAAGATCACGTTCTCCCACTTGTCGGCGTCAGGGTTCTTGGCGGGGTTCAGGAGGCGGCCGATGAAGTCGTCCTCGTGCCAGCGGGTGGCGATGGCGATGCAGAGGAAGGGGGGCTCCAGACGCGTGACGGCGTTGGCCTGCCACCAGTCCCAGATCGCCTCGCGCTTCGACTCGCTGTGCGCGTCGGCGAAGTCCTTCACGACGTCATCCATGAGCATTACCTTGAAGCCCAGACCAGTGATCGACTGGCCGGGCGCCGAGCGGGAGACGATGCCGCCGCCCCGCGTTGTCTGCCACTCGCTCACGGCTCCGGCGTCGGACGCGATCTTGATGCCCCACTTCTCGCCGTCCTCCTCGACGAAGCGGCGGACCTGACGGCCCCACGCCGTGGCGAGCTGGGGCGAGTGGGAGATGAGGCCGATCTTCCAGTCAGGGTGCTGGCGCAGTAGCCAGATCGGCAGGTTGATCGAGGTCAGCGTGGACTTACCCATGCGGGGAGGCATGGAGATGGTCATATACCGGTTCTCGCCGTTCTCGACGGCGCGCACGGCTTCGGCCAGCCGATCGGAGAGGTACTGGATATGGGGGCGGCCGGCGTAGGCCTCGTCGAGCTGCTGCGCGCTCTCCAGCGGGTCGGCCGCCTGCCTGTACGTCGGGTCGTGCGGGTACGGCGCGCCGGCGTGGGGCCGCCCGTCGCACGAGGGCCGATTACACTTCGGCTGGTTCTCCAGCCACGCCTGGCGCTTGATGAGGGCCTCAAGCTCCTCCTCCAGCTGGGCCGGAGTCATCTCCCACGGCTCCAGCGGCTTCTTCACCTTAGGCATAAGCAACTCCTATCGCTGAGGTGGAATCTCATATGGATACAGAATACCGCCACCCCTCATCCCAAAGGGTGGCGGTATCTCTGCCCCAGTGTCCCGGGTCAATGCTACTGCTCGGCGTCGATCACCTCAACTTCAGCCGGCCCCACGTCAATGAGGCCCTGCTCACGTTTGCGGCGCTCGACCTCCGCGACCAGCTGCTCGATGCGCGACGTCGTGGCCGAGGCCGTCATCTCGGCCAGGTTGGAGGAGACCTCGATCTGCACCTTCGCCGAGTCGGCCCCGGCGCCCGCCGCCTCACGCTCGATGCGCGCCGCGACGTCCATCATCTGGACGATCCCGTTCGCGCTCATCCGGGCGATCCGGTCCTCGGTCAGGCTGTCAAGCCACATCTCGGCCTTCTCCAGGGCCTTGCGGCCGAGAGCCCGGTGACGGTCCCCCATGGCGATCCGGTAGCGGACGAGCTCGTTCGCCTCGTTCTCGGCCATGTGCTTGTCCCAGGCCTCGACGCGCTCCCGCCACGACCACCGGGCCGAGTAGTGGTTGCCGTTGGGGGCGTCCCGCACCCGGCGCCTCTCCATGTCCCGGTAGGCCTTGAACGACGCGTAGGCCGCCTCGGTCTCACCGTCCTGGCGCTTCCAGATCGGTCGGGTGTAGTCCAGAGGGGCGGGCTTGCGCGGCGCCGGCGGCTTCGCGGTAGTCACAGCCCCTCCAGCGCGGATCGCCAGTCCTGGGACGGTTCCAGGGACCGGTTCACGAGGGCGCGGGCCAGGTCCTGGGCGAAAGTCTCGGCGAACTCCAGGCTCCAGCCCTGCTCCCGTACCATCCGGGATCGGATTCCGGCGCAGGCGGCCGTGATCGAGAGGATGGTGTCTCCGGCAATCATGAGGGCGTCTCCGGCATCGGCCAGCCCGCTATCGGGCTGCTCAGGGATGTCGTCGATCACTGCTCGTGCGGCGTTACTCATGGGCAAGGTCCTCCATTTCCTGGCGCTTCATCTGATCGACCATGATCCGGTAGATGCGGGACACGGTCTTCGCGTGCCAGCACGACGCCCAGCGCGAGTTCTGCCCGTGCTTGCACGTGCACGTGAACCGCGGGTAGCCGTGGTCCGACTTCAGTACCACGTGGTGGAACCGCTTCCCGTCGGCGCGCTTAGTCTCGCCGGTGTTCCTGGCCGAGTAGGACCGGACCCACCACACCCGAGGGTTCACCTCATCCTGGTAGACGGCGCCGGTTCTCCAGGTCTCGCGGGCCGCCTTCAGCTGGGCCGGGGACATGTCCTCCCACTCCAGCTGCCGCACGAAGTCGAACTCGGTAGCCGTCAGCCTAGCCCTCGCCACTGAGATCACCTCCGGCCCCGACGACGGGGTACATGCTTGCCAGCGTCGAGCCCGTCAGCGCCTCGCGCACAGCCCACTCGGCCTCGTCAGCGTCCAAAACGGTGCAGGCGGCGCCGCCGGCGGCTCGCACGCGGCGAATCTGGCGGACCTGCTCGACAGACGTGCGGGCCAGGGCGTGGGCCCTGGACTCGCCGGGCTTCTGGTGCTTGACCTCCAGGAAGATCAGGCGCCCCTCAATGCAGCACAGCACGTCAGGGATGCCAGCCTCCATGTAGACAGAGCCGTGCATCTTCCAGGTGACCGACTCCGGCCATACCTGAGCGATGCGGCGGCGGATGGCGTCCACGACGCCGCTCTCCTTGCTTGCCATGTCACTCCTTTCTGGCTAAGGGGACGGCCCCGCCGTGGCGGGGCCGTCTCACGATTCGGACCTCAGAGGTCCAGGTCGTCGATGTCCAGGGCGTCCACGTCGAGCTCGAAGGAGTCCTCCACGTCCTCGACGTGGGAGGGCTTGGCCGGCTCGGCCGGAGCCTCGGCCGGCTCGGCGATCTCGTCGGCCATCGGGTCGTCCTTGGGCTCGGCCTTGGCCGGCTTAGTGGCTCGAAGGTACTCGCGCACCTCGCTCCTCACGCGGCCGTTGTAGGGCTCGCCGTCCTCCACAACGATGTCCACGGGGCGGCCGATGAGGCTTCTCGGGTTCAAGGCGATCTTCTTCTTGGCGATCTTGACCCCGAGGGCCTGAAGGAAGGCGGCGGACCGGAACATGGCCTTCTCCGTCTGCGGGAGGCGGTCGATGATCTGCTGGCCGGCGTGGGGGCCCTCGATGATCTCCAGGTAGACGACGAACATCGCGTTTCCGGCCTTCGAGGTGGTCTCCTCGAAGTCCGAGACCTCGGCGTGGTAGGTACCGGGGGCGACGTGGGCGGTGGAGGTGTCCTTGTAGTTGGTGAAGTCGAAGGTCAGGGCCATGGTAATTTCTCCTGTGAGGTTGGGTTACTGGGGGTCAGTTGTCGGACTTGTCCGACTTGGCGGCGGGCTTGCGCTCCGGGACTCCGCCCACTCCGAGGAAGCGTGAGAGCTTCTCCAGAGTCACGGGGTGGTCGCGCCCAAGGACGGACGGGACCTTCCCGCGAAGGTTGTAGGGGATACGGGCCTTGGTCCCGTACTCAGGGTCGGTGCCGAAGCGCACGATGTGCTTCAGCGAGGGGCCGTCGTCGTGGCCGGTGTTGTCGAGGTCCTCCTCGACGTCGGCGTAGATGATGTAGTTGGGAGTGGCACGGATGATCGACTGGGCGCCGCGCTGGACGTCGGGCGAGCGACGCACTCCGCCGTTGATCTCGTCCTCGACCATTTTCACCTGCGCGGTCATGACGACGTGCATGGGTTCGGGACGGTTGCCGTCGGCGAGGCCGTACCAGAACACGGCCGTGTCGGTCATGATATCGAGGGCCTGGCCCCAGGTGCGCTGGTCGGCGGGGGCGGTGCCCTGCTTGATCTCGCGGACCGCGGTCTCCGAGAAGCCGGTGAGGTAGCGCATAGTCATCTTCTGGAGGGCGGTCAGGCTGTCGAGAATGACGGCCTTGTAGCCGTGGCCCCCCTTGTCCAGGCTCCAGAAGATGTCGTCTAGCGCGGTGACGCTCTCAGGACGGACCACGTCGATGTTCTTGGCGTAGGGGGCGTTCTTGAACGACTGCGTGCCCTTCTCTCCCGGCAGGTCGATGAACAGGGTCTTACCCATCGTGGCGACGGTCGAGGCGAGCGAGCTCTTGCCGGCCCCCTGTGCCCCGAGGATCAGCCACCGACCGTAGTCGGCTGCCTCCTCGTTCACGTCAACGATGTTGACGCCGGCGAAACTGGCCATTGAATTTCCTTCCGCTGTTTGGGTGGTGGCTTAACTGTAGGTGTATGACGGCGGTCATTGCAAGCCGGGATGGCTACCTGCCGCTGTGAGACGGGTCACGGTAGCGGAGTCCGTACTCCTCCGGCGCGTACTCCCCGCCAGGCCCGCCGACCATCTGCGCGCGGCAGATATCGGCGAACTCGCAGAACTGGCACGCCGCCTTCCCGAAGTTGCGGGGCGCCTCGCCCCGGCGGTCAGCGCGCACCCGGGTCCTAGAGATGTCCGAGCACGTGTCGGCCGCGGCCTGTAGATGAGAGCGAACAAGGTGGGGGCTGATCGGGGTGAGGTGGCGGGCGAACCACTGCGAAACTACCTGCGGAGAGGTCAGGCGTTCGATCTCGGACTCCTCGGCCGTGTAGATTCCGGCCGCGCTCCCGTCCTTCTTCATCCCCTCGAAGGGGACGCCCTCGGCGCACCACTCCAGGTAGGTCCGCAGGTCATAGTCCTTGACCGACGCGCTTAGCTTGCCGGCCTTCGTGATCTTGGGCGTCTTCGGAGCCTTGGACCGGGCCCGGTCGAAGGCCACGGCTCGCGGAGCTGGCAGGTTCCACTCGGCGCAGTCCGGCGCCAGTCCCCAGGCGTAGAGCTGAACCTGACTGTCCATCATCTCGTCCAGGCTTGTTACCTGGCCGAGCGTGCCGGACGTCTTGCAGTCCCGCACCACGACGATGCCGCGCTTGCGGTCCTGGTAGATCTCATCCGCGTAGCCCCACAGGGTGACACCGGTGCCGGGAATCTCTCGCTCCCAGCGCTGCTCGACGGCGAGGACGGCCTCATTCTCCGACTCCTCGGCCCAGCGCTCACGCCACTCGGCGTAGACGTGGGAGAGGCGCTGCGGGAGAGGCTGGCCGAGCCAGTCGATCCAGGCCTCCCGAGCATCCTCCCCGAGCCGGTCCCAGTAGTCCTGGGAGGCAGAGATGATCTCGTCAGGTGAGACGGTGCCGGGAAAGGTAGGGCCAGTGTCCGTGGTCTGAATCTCCGCGAGCTCGACCTTGAGAGTGCCCTCGGCGCGGCCCTTGTCCAGGCGGTCAGCGGCGCGAACGGCGTGGAACCACGAGCCGAAGTCGAGTGCTGGCGTGACCTCCGACCGGGAGCGCCGCAGGCCGTCCAGGTAGCGGTACTTCCACGCCTGGGGGCAACGGCGGTGGAGGGTGAGCGAGGAGTAGGTGGCCTTCTCGGCCGCGATGACGTCCTCCTCAGGACGCTGGGTGAGACTCATGGTGATTGCTACTTCCTATCGGCGTAGATGTGATTCATAAGGGTCTTCTCTAGATCCGTGCGGTCCTGGTAGGCCCGGAACACTAGGTCGTCCACAGTGTTAGGTGCAAGCGCGTACCAGAACGTGGTCGCGCTCTTCTGGCCGAGCCGGTTAAGGCGGTCGCGGGCCTGGACGATGTCGTCGCGCTGCCAGGGGAGCGAGGCGAAGATCGCGTTCCTCGCAGTGACCAGCTCGTTCACGGCGACCGACAGCGTCTTGATCTGGGCGACGATGACGAGCCGGGCCGGGTCGTCGGACCCGAAGCGCTGGCGCATCTTCAGGCGGTCCTCCGGCTTGGTGGAACCGTCGATCCGCAGGACCGTGGTCCGCTTGTCGGCGATCTCCTCCTCCAGCGCCGCGAGCTCGCGAGTGAAGGTACCGAAGACGACGATGCGCTTCTCGTCCTCCAGGGTGTCGTGGATGAGGGAGGCGATGGTCTTCGCCTTGGACCGCCCGATCTCACGCACCTGCCCATCGTCGTCCGGAAGGTGGCCGGCCGTGATCTGCCGGAGCCGGGTCATGCGGACCAGGCGGCTGGCCGCGGTGGCGGCGTCTCCTCCGGGAGAGGCCTCTCGGACGTCGTCCTCCTCGCGGAACTCGACCTGCAGCTTGGTCCGCATGTCCTCATACGCCTTCAGCTCCTTCGGGCTGAGGGCGACGGGGAGCACGGTATCGACGGCGTCGGGCAGGTCCAGGCACTCCTCCTTGATGGCGACCGAGCTGCGCTCGCCCATGATCTCCTCCAGGCGGTCCAGGTTCTTGAAGCCGACGACCTCGTGACCCATGTACCCGCCCATCTCGGCGTAGTCCTCCTTGAAGTGCTTGAACGTCGCCACGCGGCGCTCGCCGTTGGGCTGCACCCGGCCGAACGCTCGAGGGTCTAGGAACCGCCACTGTCCGTAGACGTCGAGTGGTGAGTGTGGGATGACCGTCCCGGTCAGGCCGATCCGACGCTCAACCCGTGAGCCGATCCGTCCCGCCAGTCGAGACGCATTGGACGAGACAGACTTGATCTTGTGCATCTCGTCAATAACGACGAGGTCCGGGTCGAAGTCGGTGACGGCACTCAGTACGACGTCGGCCATCGTCTTGGACCCGACCTGACGGCGCTGCGAGAGCGTGTCCAGGTTGATCGCCTCAATCACGAGGCGCGGCTTCCCGTCGCCGAGCACGTCCGGGCCGGCCTTAGACGCCATCTTCCGGTCCAGATCGACGCCATCTCGCCGGGCGGCCAGCGCCCAGGCCCGCGTAGCGTGCAGTGCGCGGACACTGTCGCCGGCCCCGCGTCCTCGACCGCCGGTCGGTTTTGCGATCTCCTTCCCACCGCGGGAGCGGAGGGCCTCGACGCGCTGCATGACCGAGCCACCTAGGGCCTCGGCCCACACGTTGACCTGAGGGCTGACCCACTTCGGGGCCTGTAGAGCCCACTGGTCAACGGCTGCGAGCGGGCCGATCACGAGGACGCGAGCCTCGCGGCGCGATGAGGCCAGCGCGAGCAGGGAGCAGTAATCCAGCGTGACCGCGGTCTTCCCGGTCCCGGGCTCCATGAGAAGAGCTCCGACACCGTTACAGGCGATGAGCTTGGCCAGGCCGCGCTTCTGGTGGGCGAAGCGGGGCGGACCGCCGAACTCGAACCTAGTCACGGCCTTCCCCGCCTCCAAGGTGCATGGCCGCAGCCCGCTCAGCCTCGGCGAGGATGTGTGCCTGCCGCCGCTCCTCCGGGATGCGCAGCAGGTCCTTGCGGCGGTCGTGGATGTCGGTCAGGTAGCGGAGGTACTCGCCGACGAGCTCAGCCTTGGTCCTCTCGCGGCCGACGCGGCGGGTGGGTACATACGAGAGGGGCTTCTTGCCCTTGACGGCCAGAATGTCGCCGTCCTTGACGTCCCCGGTCGGGGACTCCTTGACGCGGCGCATGATCTCCTCAGCGCTCACGATTCCGTTGCGGCTCACCGCGCCCTCCTCCTATAGGTCTTGATGATGGCTGTGATAACTCTCAGGATCACGGTCACAGGGCAGCGTCCTCCGGGATCGACACGAGGGCCCCCTCGTGGATCGACAGGGCCAGGACGCGACCGTCGCGGATGCCGGCCTTGATCGACTTGACCCCATAGCGGACAATCTGCGAGAACTCGAAGAGCATCCAGGCTCCCCACACGATGTCGAGCAGGCCGTCGGCCGCGGTCAGGGTGTGCAGGACCATGACGAAGATGGTCGCTCCCAGCGCCCAGTAGGCGTGGTTCAGAGCTCGGTTGGCGTAGACGGCGTTGGGGGAGGTCAGAGAGTAGGTTCCTGGCTTGGGGCTCATGGTGATTCCTTATGGGTGGTGATGGCTGATAGGTCTTGGTGATGGGTGAGTAGCAGTATCAGGCTGCGGTCCCGCAGTCGCAGTACTGCTCGGGCTTCTCGCAGGAGGGGCAGTACCGGTCCCCGGTCCACGGGTCCTCCAGGACGCCTGTCAGGCTGTACTCGCGGTAGGCACGGGCGAGGGCCTTCTCGTCGGTCACGTACATCTCGTTGCGGTACGCCTCCCACTGCGCCCGGCGCTTGCGCTGCGCCCGCATGGAGCCTTTGCGTGCCATTTCAGTTCTCCTTTCCGCCGCAGCGGTCGTTCCTTTGATGGCTCAAGACTACGCAGCACGTATGCCGCGATGCAAGCCTCGGTAAAAGTCTACCCCAGTGACTTGCGTCACTGGGGTAGATTCCGTTGAGATTACGCGGATTATCGGGCTAGATGCCGCGGTAGCGGGCCCGGATGGCCTGCACGGAGCGCTTCTCCCCATCCACGTAAACATTTGCGGACGTCTGCCAAAGGTGCCAGCCGCGTTCATGCAGCATGGCGATGACGTCAATGATTTCCTCGAACCGATTCAGGCCGAAGGACGAGACGGTGATGTCGGGGACGTCGTTCTGCTGGAGCAGAGTCTCGATCGCCTTCCAGGAGTTCAGGCCCCGGACCCGGTACCCGCGATCGAACACGGGGTGTGCGGAGCCGCCCTCATCCCACGCCCTCTCGAACGCCTCCTCGGGCGTCAGTAGGGGCAGCTTGTCGAAGTCGCGCACCTCAGACCTCACCTCCGTTCTCGTCACTGCTCTCGTCCAGGTCCCGCTCCTCAGGCCCGTCCTCGCCAACGGCGATCAGCGTGTACTCGCGTCCTCCTCGGCCGCCTACGGCCATGATCCAGCCTCGGGAGATCAGGCGGTCCAGGGCGGCCTTGGACCTCCCGCGGGGGAGGTCCGGGTCCACGATGGCGAACAGGTCCCGTGAGTTGAGCCGGATGCCGATCTCGCCTCGGAACGCCCCAATGATCGTATCCTCATCGTCCTGGCGTTGGGCGATCTTCTCCATCATCTTGGACATGTCGGTGAAGTCGAGCTCCACGCGCCGCTCGACGTCGTTCACGTCCTCGCCGTCGGCGTTCAGGGTGCCGCCGCCTCCCGAAGGGGTGCGGCGTGGGGGCGTGATGACGAGGGACGAGCGCCCCTCGGTGCGGCTGTCAAGCGTGACCACGCCGGCCACCTGCGCCTTTCCGCGGCCGCCGGTCTTCTGAGAGTGGGCGCGGACCTGGCCGGGCCTGTCCTTCAGCACGACCAGCTCCATCTCACCGACGTCGCCCGGCATGGGCTGCTTGATCGGCCAGACCTGGAGCAGGGTGCCCTGCACCATGGCGACCTTGTGCTGGGAGCCGATGGGCATGGAACCCTTCTCGGCGCTCTTGGCCTGGTGGTCGATGATGATGACGGTCGATCGGCCGTTGCGTGTGAGGCGCTTCAGCCACGACGTGATGACGTCCGTGCTCACGGCGTCGTTCGCGTCCAGGCCGTGCAGTCCGTAGAGCGCGGTCATACCGTCGGCCACGATGATGTCGGGGTCGAGGGACTGGAGCGCCATGTCGAACTGGTCCTGCGCGAACTCCCCACTCTTCGTCGGCTGGTCCTTGCCCCATTTGTTGCGCTGCATGTCGGCCAGCGGGCCCTCGGGGCGGATGTAGGAGAACTGGGCGCGGAGGTCGTCGTCCACGGCTCCGAGCAGGCGAAGGCGGTTGAGCGTCTGGACCGGCTCGTCCTCGAAGTCGAGGTACAGGGCTCGGCCGCCGGCTTCGATCTCCTGAAGGCAGATAGCCATGGCGATCCACGACTTCGCCGACTCAGAAGAGCCGAACAGCATGTTCACGCGGCCACGGTACATGAGGCAAGCGCCATCATTGCGGCGGCAGACCTCAGGGTCCGGGACGGTGAGCTTCCCGGTCAGGTAAGGCTCCAGATCGACGGGGCTCCAGGACGAGGGGCGAGCGTCGAGCGGGTCCCGGCCCTCGTGAGCGTCCTCGTCAAGGTCTTCCTTCTCGGCGGCGGGGGCGCCCTGGGTCGCCCCCTCCGAGCTGTGCTCGGGACGGATGGCGCCTAGCGAGCGAGGCTCATCAGTGTCATTGACCTCGACGAACTCCGGCGCCGGGGCGGCGTCGTCCAGCTCGATGGTGAGCCCGTCCCACTGACGAGCCCACGGGGGCTGCCAGCCGGGCACGTCACCGGCCACGTCCGGCACGAAGCCGGCCACCGCCTCGGCGTCGCGCACCAGGCGCTCGACGATCTGCACGCTCTCCTCCCCGATGTACTCGGCCAGGCGGGTGAAGCCGGTAGCCTCCCCACCCTCCCGAAGGCGCCGCTTCGTGGTGTAGATAGCCTCCCGCTCGCGCTGCTCGGCGCCGTCCTCGTCGTGGGTGGCCCGGGCCAGCGTACGGATGACGAGGCCGGCGTTGCGCTCCCAGAACGGGTGCACGGTCTGAGAGTCGCCGTAGCGGAGGAGGCCGCCGGCCAGTGCTACGTAGGCGTCGTGGCGCTGTCCGGGGCCGGGCCAGGCGTCCAGCAGGACGGCGCACAGCCCGAGGAGGATGACCTGCGCGAGCAACTCGGTGCCGTCGACAAGAGCCGGGCCCTCGTCACCGCCCCAAGGCTCCCCCTCCCACTCGTAGGTCTCGGCTGTGGCTGGGTGGATCGATGGCGGCACGAGGGTCTGAGCGCCGTTACCGCGAATCTCGACCGACACGCCTGAGCCGCGGCCCGATGCGTCGGGAATGCGCAGGCGCCGCGTCGCCGGCAGAGTGCCCGGCTTGGCGCGGTACCAGTAGTGCGACTTGCGGGACGTCTCGCGACCGTGGATGGCTGCCGTGTAGGGCAGCAGGTAAGACTTCAACCGCATCGCGGCCGGGTGGTCGAGATCGACGTCGATGAGGTCCCCGGACGCCTCTCCGAGGAGGACGCCAAGGTTCGTCGAGCCGCCGGCCGTGTACTCCTCGAAGGCGGCGCGGACGGCGTTCTCGCCGTCGCCGGTGTCCGTGGTCGGGTCCGGCCAGCGGAGCTTGTTCCAGCCGGCCATGGTTGGCCCCTTGGAGTGTCGGGGGATGGGTAGGGGCGTCAGGCCCCTGCGGTACGCGTCAAGGGCCGCCTCGACAACGGCCGCGTTGTGCTTCTCAGTTGTGCTCATGGGTCCTGGATTGCTAGGTGGGATGGGTAGATGCCCTGAAACCGGTGACCAGTAGTCAGCCGGTCACCGGTTCGAGGGATTGTCTGGATTGGTGAAGGTGGTCCGATGCGGAGTCACCTTGATTCCCGAAGGGTGTGGGGCGAGGTCGAGCTCGCGGTTTCCGTACGCCTCCATGAGGCGCGCTAGGACGATCCGGGGCTGAAGGCCCTGGCGCTCTGCCCGGCGGACGACTCTGGCCCAGGTAGCCTCCCGCATCGTGAACCTGACTTCCTTACGAGGGCTGGAAGGGTCTCCCGGCTTCCGGCCGAAGTCGATCGATGTGGGGGCATCCAACGGTGCGAACCGCTGGTCGAGGTCTGGGCGATCGTCCGCGTACGGAACGAGCTTGTCCTTGCTGGGGCGGGGCATGTCATCTCCTTGGTAGGGTGTATGCCCCGCATACACTACCCGAAGAGAGTTGGAACTTCAAACGTTCTAGGGCCGTGACTTCGGCCGGCGTTGCCGCATCCCGCGGCGGGCTGTCCATTCTTTACGAAGGCTCCTGAGACGTTGACGAGACGTCCGGGCAGGTAGAGTTCTCAGTTTCCCGCGTACGTCGCTGATCGGCTTACCACAGGCCTCACAGGTCCGAAGGGGCGGTTCCCCTCGCACGGGTCCATCCGCCTCGGCCTCAGCGCCCGAGGTCCGTCTGTGGTAGGGGCGTCCTCGAACGAATCGGTGAGTCGGGCTTTCCCGAGGAAGCGTTTCAGCGGGGCACTCCACTCTGTGTGAAGCCGCTTCTCCCCGCGTTCCGGGACCTGTCGATGACGTCACGGACCGCGCTTCAGGTTGACCTTCGGTCCCCGTCCCCTCGCACTGTCCTGTGCGCGCTTCTCGGCGAACCTCGGGGCCTTCAACCCGCGGCCCTACACCCTCACCGACGTCGGAGACTCGTTTGGCGGCCCACCCCTAACTACGAGCCGGGGGATACGGGGAACACACAAGGCCTTTCCCGGCGCCGGTGGCGATGATTGGCGGTATCCAGCTATCCAGGCCGTACGAGCCTTGTAGCGGTGGTCGACTTGTCTTAAGGCCGTTGGGCGTAGTTCCCAACGCGAGCCCCGTCCGTCCAGGCCATCGCGTACTCGCAAAGCCTCCCAGCTGACTGGGTATCTCATCGCCTTGGGTTAGTTCCTCAGGTCGGGCCGTAAGTCCGCCGCTGGATTGCGGCGGCCGGGCCGGGGGGGTTCGCCCCCCCGGCGGGGGTGGGGCGTTTGTAAACCCCTCCGGGGCCCGGTGCAAATCGACGCGGGCATTTCTTGAGTGAGTGTCGTCACATTTTACGGCCGGCGGCGCGGCCCCTCCCGGAACGAAGGCGCTCGGCCCGCTGGCCGGAATTCCTCAGAACCGTTCTAAGCCATTCTGAGCGCCTTTCAGGGCCAGTCCCTTCCGGGAGTGCGGAGACGGGGTAAAAGTCCGTCAGAATCGCTTACACGGCGTCTGAGCGGCATGTGCGGCCCTCTCCCCGGCACGAAGGTGCGAGTCCGCGGGCCGGCATCGCCGTCGGCGGTCGCAGAGAGGCCCGAGGGGCGGGCGTGTTGACCGAGCGCAGCGCAGCGGAGCGAGCCTCGACACGGCGACCCGAGGAAAGCCTCTCCGCCTGGAGCCAAGAACCTGCGAGGACGCGTGGGCGACCGGCGCCTCAGCGCCGCAGCGCCCTTCACGCGGACACCGCAGGGGCGAAGGCTCCCCGGCGCTTGCGACGGCCCTGCTTCGAACCGGGGTTCAAAGACCCGACCCCGAAGCGCAGCGAAGCGGAGCGAGGGGTCGGGTCGGAACCGGCGACGGGTGCGGAGACGGAATCGGGAACGGAGTGGCCCCGGTCACATATATACATATATTCCACTACCCACACAACACGAGCGTCCTCCCCCCTGACTTCGTCAGGGG